ATTCCTGCAATGGATTGGGTTACTGCAATGTATTTACCAATAGAAAGATTCGCAAAGAAAAAGAGAGAATTTGTATGGAAAGAATCAAGACGAGCCATCGACAAGAGGGTAAAGGATTAAAATAATATAGTGGAAGACCAAGTACCAAAAACAGTTTCTATAAAAAGTAATATTGATAATATTTTTTCTAGTATTATACAATATGGTACACTTAGACCTTCAAGATTTCTGGTAGAATTTATTCTGCCGGCCAAACTTGATACAGGAAGTCTACAAGAATTAAAAACAGATTCTGTCAGAAGATTATCTCTTAGTTGTGAAAATGTATCCTTGCCAGGTCGTGGAGTGTCCACGACACCAAATAGAATATACGGACCTGTTAGAGAAATGCCTCACGAAAGACTGTTTAGTGGTGATTTAGATTTAACTTTTCGTGTAGGTAAAGACATGTTTGAAAGAAGAATTTTTGAACTATGGATGGACCTTATAGTAAATAAATATTCAAACGATTTTAATTATTTTAATAACTATGCGACAGAAATGACAATTTCTCAACTAAACCTCCAAGATGAAAAAGTATATCAAATGAGATTATTTGATGCATATCCCAAAACAATAAATCCAATTGGATATGAAGTAGCAACAACAGATGAGTATGTGCGACAATCCATATCAATGCACTTCAGAAAATATGAAGTTGATATCATCGAAGGTACAACTAAGGATAAATGGGCAGACAAATTTAAACTAAAGGGTACAGAAAATTTGGGAGGTTCACCAATGGATTTCCGCATACCAGGCAATATCGATTTACCAGTTGATTCAATCCGACTCGGAAACAATTTAGCGTAATGAAATAAATAATGAAATAAAGGAGAAATATATTATGGCTTTACCAACAATCACCGCACCGACATACAGGGTTACATTACCCTCAAATAATCAAAAACGAATAGATTTCAGACCGTTCTTAGTCAAAGAAGAAAAACTTCTTCTCATTGCCCTTGAAAGCAAAGACGAAAACGAAATTAAAGATGCCATCGTGCAAATCTTAGAAAATTGTGTACACACAAAAGGATTGGATTTTGCGACAATGCCAATCTTTGACATCGAATATCTCTTTCTACAACTACGAACAAAATCAGTAGGAGAAGTTGCAGAACCGGGAGTCAGATGTACAAAATGTGACCATCCGTTTCAGATAAAAGTTGATGTAAGTAAACTCAAACCAAAGATAAAAAAAGATTCTACCAATAGATTTATGCTGGACGAAACAAACACACTGGGTATTACGATGAAATACCCTTCACTTAATTCTTCTGTTATTATAGAGAAGGATGACAATTATCTAGGAGTCCTGATTTCTTCAATTGATGAAATCTTTACAGAAGAAGAAATATTCAAGTCATCCGACCACACATACGAAGAAATGGAAGAATTTGTAGAAAGCATTCAGACATCACAATTAGACAAGTTATTAGAATTCTATCGCGAAATGCCGGCATTAGAATATAAAAAGGAATGCACATGTCCAGTGTGCGACAACAAATTTAACATTGAATTGAGAGGATTACAAGATTTTTTTATCTAACTCTCTGCCATAACAGCCTACCTGTATATTATAAATTGAATTTTCAGATGATGCAATATCATAAATACAGTTTGACAGAGATAGAAAACATGATACCGTGGGAAAGAAAGGTTTATACCGAATTATTAAAAAATCATGTGGAGGAAGAAAATAAGAAGATGGAAGAACGAAATAGTAAAAACCGACAAAGGTAAAAAGAATAAATGGCAGAAAAAAGTCCAATTTTACAGGCACTGGAATTAAACACCAAGGCTATACAATCCCTTCATGGGGGACTTGAAGACGATAGGAAAACCAAACCTTCAGGCGGTGGCGGTGGCACTCCATCTGCTGACGGCGATAAAAAAGAACCTGCCGGAAAACCAAAAGAAATTAAAGAGGTTAAAGGTATCGGCACACACGCCAAAGAGGAAATCGCTCAAAGAAAGAAAACTGTAAAAAGTTTCATTGGGAAGTATGTTCATAAAACATCGGAATTTGTCAAAGGTGATTTTTTACGAAAGATACCAATTATGGATAAAATGGGTGGTAATTTTATTGCAGATATTCTTAAAAGAAAAAGAGATGATAAAAGACGGTTCAAAAAAGAACAAAAAGAAGAAGAACAACGAGCAAAAGACGAAGAAGATAATGAAGAAAAACGATATTTGGCAACTCAAGCCAGAGCGGCAGGTAAAAGCAAATTTAAATACGAAGGTGAAGAATATGATGAATCTGATTATAAAGAAGAAGAAGAAAGACAAGAATCGGATTCCGAATCAATTTCCGACCAGGAAGGGTTGCTTGCAACATTAGTATCTCTTGCCCAACAAACAAATAGATTGCTTATAGAAGGTCTTGGTGTCAGAAGTCCAGGATATTTACATGACCTTTTGAATTTACAAAAGAAGGACGAAAAGGGTGATAAATTAAAAGACCGTGAAGAACTGTTAGAAAAGAAAAAAGATAAGGTAGACAAAGGGAAAAAAGATGCAAAGGATAAAAAGGGGCTAAGTAAACTTCTTGATATGGCAGGAGGTGGCATCTCAAATCTTGGTGGTTTTTTAAAGGGTACTATGTTTCCGCTTCTTGGTAGTCTAGCCACAACTATCGGTCCTATCTTGCTTCCTATTATGGCAGTGGCACTTGCAGCCGGTTTGGGGTTAATGGTAGGCAATTATATTTACAAAAAGTTTGTTGAAGGATGGATTGACGATTTCCATCAAGCAAAAGAAGACGAAATGAATAGAACCCATAAGAGGGAATTCAAAGAATCTAAAATCATAACAGGACAAGATGAAGAAGGAAATGATATACTTGAAAATGCATATAGAGTTCCAGAAGGTCATGCTTTACATGGTAAAGCAGAAGTTATAGGGGAAACAGAAGCAAGAAAACATTTTGAAGCAAATAAGAAAGACTTCGATAGTCCAACATTTGAATTTGCGGTCGAAAGTGGCGAATTAGAGCAAAAAAAATATGCAGTAAATGTGGATGACCCTACAAAATTAATGAGTGGTCAAAGAATATATAAGAAAGATAATAGAGCAAGAGCGGGTTTGAATGATTTATATAAAGAACAGGCCCGGCGGGCTGCCTCTGGTGAGGCGCCACTGACTCCTGAAGAAATATCAGACATGAAAGAGTTGGTCTATGCGGAATTTCTTAAAGGTGTGGACCAAAAACTGGCAGAATCAATGTCCAAAGGAAACCCGGGTTGGGCATTAAAAGAAGTTATCAAGCACACAGGTATTGGCAATTATATTAATATGATTAAGAAGAATAAGGAATTACTACCCGAAGCAAAGCAAAGACTTCTTTCAGGTTTCAAAAGTTCTAGAATGGTAGAAAAATCGGGTATCGACCCTGGACAGTTTGATGTGATGTCGATGAATACCAACCGAGCGCTGAACTTGTATCGCCAGGACACAGAAGAGGAATATAAATTTGAAGCAGGTACTAAATTTGGCGCTGGAGTAGGGGCAATCGCACCAATAGAATCCGTACCAACAGACATAGATGCAACGACAAAGTTGGATGCAAACAAAAACCTGAATCAGAATACCAATGGCGGCGGTGGTGACACCATTGTTAATAACCACACCAATACCGCCGTTGACAATTCAAGCATATCTTCTTCGCCGGTCATGGCACAACACAATCCCGAACCAACGGCACAGAATGCAGAACTAGGAATATTACGATAAAAAAGAAAAAGGAACGACCGTCAAGCCGTTCCCTTTCCTGTGTGTGCAGTCAGCAAAAATATAATTAATTAATCATCATCATTTGCTAACTTCTCAAAATAAGATAATGCATCACCATCACCACTGCCACTATCGGATTCATTACTATTATCAGATGGTGTTGTAGCATACTTACTATCTTCCATATCTTCATCAGCCGCTGTAGTATTTGATACTCCACCTTCGGTTACACGAATATCAGTACCTACTACAGTATTGAGTTTGGTTTTCAATTCATCATAACTTTTGAAGTTTGAGGGGTCGGTAAATTCTGTGAGAGAATATTGTTTCTTCCATAGAGTTTCTAGTCCTTCATCATCACCTCCAAGTAATTCGGATGAACTTTCAAATTCACTCTTATCATAATTGATATAACCGGCAACCTTGCGAACCTTTAATTTAAAGTTTGCACCCTTCCAGAAATCAAATGGGTTGATTGGAGTTTCATCTTCAAACTCTGGACTCATTGCCTCATTGATTTTATCAAAGATTTTCTTGCCATATTTGTAAAGGAATACCTTACCTTCGTTTTGAGGATTGGCAGGGTCAGAAACAACAAGAATGTTTGAGATATAATTCAAACGACGCTTGCGTTTTCGTGCAATGTCCTTGTCACTTTCTGTGCCACTATTCCAAAGTAGTGTATTCATTTCTGAAACAGGGTCTTTTTCTCCAAGAGTGGTACGAGAATTTTCAATGTACCAACCACCCACACCTTGAAAACCGTGAGAGAATAATCTTGCCCAAGGCAAGTCCTCTCCTTCTGGTGCAGGAAGAAAACGAATAACGGCATATCCATTACTCGACTTGTCTAATTCCGGCTTCCAGAATCGGTCATCTTTGTATGATTCTGATTTCTTGTTGATTTTATCTGCCTGTGCAGTCAAATCACTGATGCTGTTTCGTGAACTCTTTTTTAAATCTGAAAAACTCATATTTGTTTTTCTCCTTGTATTTGTTGTGTACGGAATGTACGATGTATTAGACGATTTATTACAGTATGTATTGTACCCGACAATAGAACAATGTCAAGCATTATTATTGATATTTATAATGGCAATTTGGATTTTGTAGGGAGAAGGTTAAAATTGATACCCTCTGATTCAATTTTCTCTATGATTGGCTGGCTGAGATGTTTCGCTGCCAATGCCGGTTCTATTTCGTGTTCCTCACAGAGTCCAATTACCGTGTCAATATATGAACCATCATATTTGTGGACATTATCCTCAACCTCACCAGCAAAATTATCAGCCATTTCTTTAATCATCATAACAAATTTCCCTTATACATAGACATAGTAATCCGACTTCCTTTATATATAATAGTATTATATACTTTAAACTTAAAAAGTCAAGAACAATTTCTGGAGAAGAATTCAAATGAGTGATACAGACCGTGATGTAGTATTAAATGCAGGAACTGGTGGAGCAAGCATTGCCAGCGAATATAGTAAATATGGAGGCGTAACTGCCCACTTCCAAATGGTTAAACCTGTACATGGTGCAAGTGGAACTATTAATGCAGTAAGTGATGAAGCACCTTGGCCGTCAGTGTTGCGTGGTGGTGGAAGTAACAACAAATTAACAACGACTCTATTGACAGGAAGTAATGATACATTCGATGTAAACCTTCGGGGACAATCTGGCGCCAATAATATTGCAACAAACATAGCGCAATTTGCAGGTCTTGAAATTGGAACTGCACACGGGTTGCCAATTACAAATGTAGGAAGCACTGGTGGATTATTCCTTGCAGTGGCAGGGGATGCAGTAGGTGGTCCTGTTACTATAACAGGCGGCACAGGCGGATTAAATGTTCGCAGTTTCACAATATCAGATAGTATTACAGTTCATGGTGCAACAGGAACGACAGCAATTGGAGTAACATTAGGGGGTCCAATCTTTGTCAAGTTTCCAAATGAAGAAGGATTGCATGGTGGTACAGTAGGTTACACAGGAGATAGTGGATACGCGGCAGTGGATACTGTTGCAGTCCAAGGCATCTCTGGTGGATACTTGATAGGAATCACGGCAGGTAGTTCTGCGGATACGGGATTGGTTATTCGTGGTCTTACACACAGTGTTGATAGCGTTGCAATACATGGTTATGACGGTGCAGTTGCCGTAGGGGTAACTGCGGGTGCAGGTGGATTTAATATTCGTGGACTTACTCACGATACAGACGGTGTTCAGGTATACTCTATTCCAGGAAGTACACTAGACATTAGAAATCTAGTACCAACAAGAGATATTGTAGGTGTTACAGGTTCTGGCGCATATAAAACAATAGACACAATGATTCTTGGCAGAACAGGAGAACGAGTAGGTGTATCAGGTGATGCACTTAAAGTTTCTATCTCAGATGCAACAATCAGTGTTACAACGAATATAGGAACAGAAATAGAAGTCAATAATGATATAGGAAATCCTCTATTCGTTTCGGGTACAACAGGTGCATTTGGAGATACAAGAGTTTGGGTTGGCACAACTGGAAATATAGGAATTACGGTTGCCGCCTCTGACTTTGACATTAGAAATCTTGACACATCTACAGATTCAATCCGAATCGTAGGAACAACAGGTTCATATAGTGTCGGTATTACAGCAGGTTCTCAATTATATGGTCAACCAGGATTAAATGTCCGTCGCCTTGACGGTGGTACAGCAGGATTCACTGGTAGTCTAAATGACGGCACACCAGATACGGGTTATATTAATATTGACACTGTTGCTATTCAAGGAATGTGTGGTGGTCTTGCTGTTGGTATTACAGCGGGTGGAGTAGTTGCAAACGGTCTTACTATTAGACCCCTTACAACCACCAGTGATGCAATCAGAGTTCACGGTTCAACAGGTTCATACGACATAGGTATTACATCAGGTTCTCAATTATATGGGCAACCAGGATTAAATGTCCGTAGATTATACGGTGGTACAGCAGGATTCACTGG